TCCTTCAGCGAGTCCACGACGATGCGTGTCCGGCCGAACTTCTCGGCCATGCTGATCAACAGCCGTTTGTCCGCCGTCGGGTCTCCGGGAAGTGGTCCCTCCCAGATCGTGAGCCGCTCACGGAGAATCGTGGTGATCTCGTCCTGACGGTCGGGGTGTGCCCGAAGAAATCTTGCCATGGCACGCTTGATTTGCTTCGGCCTGTCCATGGCCAGGTACAGGATTCCGCCGTCCTCCATGGCCTCGATCGGAAAGTCAAGAAGGTCCGGCGTGAGCCCCAGCGCGCCCCACATCACCGCGTGGGCCAGTGTGGACTTCCCGACGCTGGGAGGACCGACGATGGTCAGCGACTCCCCAGGAAGCCAGAGAGGAGTGTCCGGCGTGCCCCAGAGCGGCTTCGGCTCCGGCTCGCTCACGTCCAGCCAGTCAGCGCCGTTGTGGGAGCGTGACTCCCAGTCCACGGCGCGACCGGTCTCCCTGGCTATCCGGTCGTCCACCAGGCCACGGGCGCGCTGGTTGACGTACAGGTCCCTGGCCTTGATCTTGACGCGGTCCTCGTAGGGGCCCTCGTAGTCGAACGGCTCCCCCTCGTTCTCTTCCGCCAGCGGCCCCGCTTCTTCGAGCCAGCTCCTGAGAGCCTCCGTACGGCCTTCGGGGTCGATCAAGGCAAGAGCGTCGTCCAGGCCCGTTCCCTGGTCTCCAGGGACGAATACGAACCGCACAGATGCGGCTCCGGCCTCCACCAGCTCCACCGAGAACTTCTCTGCGGCATCGGGAACGTCCGGGTTGGACTTGTTCCACACATCCGAGTCGAACGCCACGAACACGTCACGGCCACTCACGAATGAAAAGTCAGCGCCGGACCATGCCCGGCATCCGTGAACTCCGATCACCGCGTACTCACCCGGGGCGTAGGAGTCGGCCGCCAGGACTTGCTTGTTGCCCTCCACGAACAGGATCTTGTCGAAGCCATCCATGTTGGTGAAGTGGGCCAGCTTTCCGTTGAGCGATGACGGGATGATCGGGCCGGTACGCACCATGTTGATGGTGCTCACTCCGGCAGGCCCGATGTACTTGGCCGGTCTTCCGTCTCCGTCCAGCGCTGGGGCGTCCGGCCGGTACCGGGAACTGGCCTTACCGTTTGGCATCCTGACCGGGAAGAGAATCCCGGGAGCAGGCGTGAAGTAGGCCAGTTCTGCGATGTCTTCGGGGAGTTCATCACGGTCCGAGATGGACCGGAGCCCGTGGCGGTCGATCACTTCGTCAGTGATCGCGTGGCGGTTCAGGTATGCGCGGTGTTCCGGGGTAAGTCTTGACTGCGTGTCACTCATGCGCTATGCTCCTATCAGTTGGTTAGAGCTGTGAGGGCTCGAAGGGCTAGGCCGGTGATCGCGGTCTGGCCCTTCTTCATGCCCGGCCGTCTTCGTACAGTTGCTCCACTGTGAGCCCCAGAGCGCGGGCCAGCTTGACGGCGTTTCCAACGGTCGGCTGAATCCCCTTGCTCTCCCACATGGCGACCGTGGACTGACCGACTCCGGCGGCCTTCGCCAGCTGTACCTGTGTCATCCTCGCCCTCTGGCGAAGTGACCTTACGTCAATACGCATCTGTCCTCTTTCGTGGGTTGCGTCCTGCTCGTGGTTTTGATACTATCGTAACCAAGAGTTCAGCACAACCTCACAGCCGAAGGGACTCGATCACATGAAGACCAACGGAATCCCGGACTTCCTGGAGACGCTCCAGGACAACGACCACACCACGGCCAACGCACTGCTGGCCATCCGTGACGAACTCCGTCGTCAGTGGGACGCCGACAACGAGCACCGGTACCTCACGCCGCAGAGCCAGACCCCGGCCGCCGTCGCGATGTTCTCGAAGATCGAGGGCACGCCGGAGTGGCATGAGGCGAAGGCTCTGCAGGAGCTGAAGGACTACGAGCGGACCTGTCACAGCTCCGCGTACACCACGTCCAACAACCAGGCCCTCAAAGCAGCTCAGGTTCACGCGACGCTGGCGATCAGCAAGCGCATGGGTCTCGGTAAGTAACCGACAGTTTGGGGCCGTCCTTCGGGGCGGCCCTTCGTCATGCTCTGTTGACGCCTTGTCACACCCTGCATTGACTGGCCGTCACGCAGGGTGACAAACAGAGTCATCATGACATACGATAGGTACATGCTCAACAGGAGGGCAGCGACATGATCAGCAGCGACCAGGAGTCACGAATCCGGGCACGGATCGCCAGGGCCTTCGCCGAAGACGCGGACAAGTACGAAGCTGACAAGCACTCCGCTCTTGAGGACATCGAAGAGATCATGGATGAGTCGTCATGAACTGGCTCACGATCGTGTACCTGGTCGGCGCGGGCCTGCTCTGGCTGGGCTACCGGCACATGAAGAACAGCGCCGTGATCCGGATGGAGACCCGGAAGGCCAAGCGCTCCATGGTCGTCCATGAGCGCGCCAAAGTGTCCGTGAAGGCCCGTCGCCCCCTCCGTCAGATCCTCCACACCCACGCTCCGGATTCCGTCGTCCTCCGGATGCTCCGGTGGAATCCGGAACGCCGGATCCGGAACAAGGTCCGGATCGCCCGTCGCGGATTCCGTGGACGTTACGAGCGGATCCGTCCGGACCAGCACATCGCCGTCATCGGCATGACCGGATCCGGGAAATCCTCCACCCTCCGCGTCCTGGGTGCCTGGGCTCTGCTGGCCCCTGGCTGGTATCTGGAGGCCTGGGATGGGAAGTGGGGCGCGTCCGTCATCGCCTATGTGGGGAAGGCCCGGACGCTGGACACGATCGACGGTATCGAGGCCAGGCTTCGGGACCTGGTGGAGCGGGAGCTACCGCTACGCGCCCGCCGCCTTCGTGAGAACGGGTCGGTGTCCCATCTCGCCATCATCATGGACGAGTCCAGGCTTCTGAACGAACTGACCTCGGAGGCTCTCCGCAACCTGGTCACCCTGATCCAGACAGGGCGGGAGCTGGGTGTCCACTGCTGGTTCGGGCTGCAGGACCCGAAGGCGGACAGCATCCCGACGGCCATCCGTGACCAGTTCACATGCAAGATCGTCCACATGCTCCAGAACCAGGACGCCGCACAGGTGGCCCTGAAGGAGCTGGTGGCCGGAGGGTGGCACCCCCACAAGCTCATGAGGTCCGGTCAGGCGCTCGTCTGGGAGCCTGTACGCAAGCCACGCGTCCTGTTCGGCCTGTGGCTACCCGTCGGCAGGCTGGCGTCTCTGCAGGGGCCCACAGGCCCTCTCAGCGCTCCGGAGCTGGGTGTCCCCGTGGACCTGGTGAAAGCGTCCGTCCGCCTGCCCGGACACGCGCCTGACCTGGGCTCCCCCACCCGGACGGACGGACGGACGGACGCGCTGACCGAACGTCAGGCCGCCGCCGTCATGGTGCTCGGGGAGATGGGCTCAATGGGTCCGGCCGCGCTCGCCTCCGAACTCGGCCTGGAGCGCAATCGCGCACACGACGTACTGAAGCAGCTGGTGGCCAAGGGATTCGCCACCACCACGGAAGAGGGCGTTTACACCCTCGTTAAGGAGCACAGATCATGACTCAGCCCATGCCCGTCAAGCCCCCGAAGGTCCGCCGCCCGATCACGGAGACGGCCCCGGGCCTTCTCCTGTTCGTGCTCGCCGTGACAGCCCTGGTCGTCTCCGGCTGGAGCATGGCCACCCTGCTCCACGACCAGGCGTCCGCCCCCTGGTGGGTGGCCTCGCTCGGAGTCGGAGTGTTCGATGTGCTGGCGCTGCAGGCCGCCCTGCTGGTCAAGGCCCGCCGTGACGACCCCTGGAAGGCGGCCGGAGCGCAGTGCGTGATGATCCTATCGGTCGTCTCCAGCATGGTCGTCAACGGCGCGCACGGCTGGTCGCTGGGCGGCTGGACCACGGCCATGGTTCTGGGTGCCGCTCCGGTCACGTTCGAAGTGGCGTTCGCGATCAAGTACCGGACGCTGACCGTGCTGATCTGGGTTCTGTTCGGTAAGGAGTCGATGACCCGCCTTCGTCATGAGGCCTGGTCGCGGATCGCCCTTCCGGATGTTCCGGGCTCTCCGGCCGTCATTCCCGGATCCGTGGAACGGATCTCCGGACGATCCGGAATCCGGAACCAGGTCGCGGAACTGTACGGATCCGGGATCACGGATCCGGAACGGATCATCGCGGAACTTCCGGACTCCAATCCGGAATCCGTCCGGAGATACGTCCGTGAGATCCGGAAGTCCGGATAACCAAGAGCAGGGGTCCCGCCGATTGACCATCACGTACACCGTCGGCGGGACCCTACCAACAGGGGGATGCTATGCAGTGGCTGATCACGTTCACGATCCTGGGAGCAGGGTGTTACCTGCTGTCATGTGCGATCTGGCCGTACAAACCGTGCCGACTGTGCGACGGGAGCAAGCGGCATATGGCCGTAGGAACCGAGCGTGCCTATCGGCGGTGCCTGTGGTGCAAGGGTTCGGGTGAACGTCTCCGGCTGGGTAGACGGATGCTGAACCGGTTCCGTCACTAGTCATCACTATCAACGGAAGGTACGATGAACACATGAGAGTCATAGACGACGCGGAGCTACCGCGCCGCATTCCGTGGGAGACGTTCCAGAACGGCGCGACCTGGGAGGTAATCCCGATCACGGAGTTCCAGAAGACCCCCCGTCAGTTCTGCGCCGCTCTCAGTATCTGGGCTCGGAGGCATGGCCGCCGGTCCACCTGGAAGACGGATGGTGACACCGTCACCTTCCGCATGGAGATGCTCGGATAAAGTTGAGTCAAGTACTGATCGGGCCGCCCGGGGCCTGCCTCTTTCCGCTCGGGTAGTCGCAGTTGTATGACGGAAGCCCCGGACCCGCCGATGAATGAACGGCACTCCGGGGCTTCGCCTTGTCATGCGTTACGTTCTCGTCTTGGTACTGGCTTACCCGCACCACTTCCGTTCTCGTTGTGCGTACCGTGGCCATCGCTCACATGGTCGTGGAACTCGGTTGCCAGCCTCTCGTAATCCTCCCGAAGCTGGGTGAGTTCATGACCGTTGTCGTCAATGGCCGATTTGATCTCCACCAGGTGAACCGTTACCTCCGTCTTGAGGAACTTCCGGACCGGGCGGACCACGGTGAAGTGAAGCAAGATCCCGATGCCGGAGATGGCACCCGCCAGCGCTCCGGCATAGATGACGCCGTTGAAGAAGTCCTGCAGCGTGATGTTCATCCTTCGTGGCTCCCTTCCCCGTAGTCCCGATTTATGCGATTCGTTGATACCAGATCATAGAGTCGGCCTGAAGTGTCACGGTGATCACGGGAGTGGTAATCACTCCTACGGCGAACTGAAGCTGAACCGTCCCCGCTGTGATGACCTGGATGTCCATGATGTCCTCGTACAGGCTGAAGGCGTTGTCCGTTCCGGCCGTGCCTCCGACTCTCACGTCCGTTCCCAAAGACCTGGCCACGCTCATAAGGTTCGAGTCGATGTTCGACGTGGCTCCAAGGGCCAGGCCTGTGATCCGGCGGGTCACGGTGACGTCAGCTGGCCCGGTCCACTGGAAATTGATGTCCCCGTCTGTGTTCGATACCGGGGCGTCATATGCGATAAGCGACCGCGCCCGGTACCGGGAGTTGGCCTCAACTGTGAAGCCCAGGCCCGTCGCGTCGGTGAATGTGGTTGACGTGCTGGTCTGTGCTCCGGCGTCGTTCGTGACAAAAGCCCACTTGCCCGCGTTCAACAATGCGGCTGTGACGGTCTGTCCGGCCAGGATCTCCGGATAGGGCATGGCCTACTCGATTCTCTGGTAGTAGATGATCGAGTCGGCCTGAAGGGTCGCCGTCCCGACCCCGCTGGCCGCGAAGCGGAACTGAGCTGTCCCCGCGCTCACGGTGATCAGGTCCGTGACCTCTTCGTAGACGCTGAAAGCGTTGGCCACGGCGTTCGGGCCACCCGCGATAACGGCCGTGGTGGCTCCACGCCGGATCTTCGCCATGTTGCTGTCAATGTTCGTTGTGGTGGTGGCTACCAGGTACTCGCAGTTTCGCGCCGTGGCGGCCCCGGACGGCATGGACCAATCGAATTTGATGTCAGGGGTCGTCGGCGCGTCGTATCCGATCAGGACATGGATCTTGTACCGGGCGCTGGCCTCCACCGCGAACCCGAGATCCGTGGCGTCCACGAACGTCGTGGTGGCGTTGGTCTGCGCCCCTCCGGCGTTGGTGACGAATTCAAGCTTGCCCGCGTTCAAGTCGGCGGCCAGCACCCTCTGACCGGCGGTGAATGTCGGATACGGCATGGCCCCTCCCTACAGAGCGACGATCATTGGCTGGGCAAGACGGATGTCCGCCCCCGTGTTCTGGACCTTGACGATCCCGTTGACGGCCCTGGTCACGGTGAACGTCTGGGGGCTGGTGGTGCCCGTGATGGCCGTAACGGTCATGATCTCGCCACCGATCGAGATGTCGAACGGGAATTCGGACGCGTAACCGGCGCTGTCCACCCAAACGGGGCCGGTCGTCGTGGTGACGCTCATGGATGTGGCCACGTCTGTGATGCCGGTCGTCAGGGTGGACCCCGACGTGTCGGCCCTGCCGAACGTGGCGCTGTCCAGGGTCGCGACCCTCCATGGTGACTCCGGAGCGCCGTTGAAGCTGATCACGTGCTCGAACTGGTCGAACCACTCCGTGTAGCTGTTCATGATCTGGCTGATGTCGCCCGGGGGGAGCCAGGCCGGAACGTCGGTGACCAGGTACCGGTCTCCCGGCTTCAGGACCAGGGCGGACGCCGTCAGGTCGTAGCTGGCCGTGAAGTTGGACCGCTTCAGGTGAACGGTGATCGTCGGGTACCGGGGCTCGTCAACCGTGCCCACATGGACGCGCCATGACGCCTGGTCCAGTAGCTGTTCGTCGGCTTCCAGGCTGAGCGTGGGGGCGTCGTCGTACGTCCCGATGCCGTCGGGAGGGGGGAGGATTGAGAGTGGCCCAGATTCGAGTACAGCCCGCGCTGAGGACCCTTGGTCGCGCTTGACCGTGACGTCGTTCCGGGACAGCTGATCGTCGTCCACCGGGATCGGGACCTCGAACAGGTCGCTGTTCTCATACGACAGTGTCATCACGGGGTCACGGTTGTAGAGAGACAACCGGCTCCGGTACTCCAGGCCGAGACGGTCACGGGGCTCGTACAAAACACCCATGTCGGTGTCCACACACTCCTGGAGAAGATCCACCAGGGTCTTCAGCCCCTGAGGACCCATGACCCCGGCCGTGTTCCCGGTCTGGCCGTTGGTCAGGGACACGAACGAGATGCCCTCTTCCCTGCAGAGACGGCCGATCCGTGTGGTCGGGCTCTCCCCCAGGTAGGCGATGCTCTGGTTATAGAGGTCGAAGGACGATGACGTCTGGATCTGAAGGGACAGGTGCCCGTAGGCCGTCAGGCCCGCGCCCTGGCCAGGGTTGAGACTCAGCTGCGTGACCCGCCCTACGGTCATGCCCGTGAACGTCGTCGGGTCGTTGGCCAGGTACAGCCCCAGGTAGACCACGGAGACCTGAGCGGAGACGTTGGCCCCGGACTGCGTGAGTTCGACGGAGACCCGCGTGAGCTGGCCCGGGAGGGACGTCAGGCTACCGAGTGCGCCGGAGTCCTGGAGGATCGCCCCGTCTTCGTCGTAGGCCCTCAGGCCGAGAAGCCCTGTCGGGTTGTCGTAGTACAGTTCCCACTTCTTCGCCGTCCCCGTGGTGGATATCCAGCAGATGCGTTTTCCGTTGGTCTCTCCGGCAGCGGGGATGGCCAGCAGGAATCGGACCTGGGTCTCTCCGGACACCGTGTACGGCGGAATCTTGGCGATGATCGACCCGCCCGCCATGGTCGGGATCGGCTCGGAGCTGTCGAAGTCCGTGAAGCTGGCCAGGTCCGGGGTACCCGAGATCTTCGCGTTCGGCACTCCCGATACGGCGCTGGCGAAGAACGTCGAATCGTCGCCGTCCTCCATGGTCCAGTAGGCGATGACGGGGTTGTCCGTCTCCCTGGCCAGCCCCCGGTACATGGTCGAGTGGAGGGGCTGGTTCCCCTGGCTGAGTCTGCGGAGCACCCCGGCCGCCGAGATCGTCACCCAGACGTCGTTACCGGTCAGGTCCCAGTTCTGCGGCCAGGCCACGATCTCACCGTGGAAGCGGAAGCGCTGGGTGCCCTCCTGGTCCACGGACACGCGGACGGGGGTGTTCCGGCCGATCTTCCCGTACAGGGGTGACGTCGGGTTGCGCGGGCTGTACTTACCGCCCCTGTTGTTCAGGGTGAACGTGCATGTGTTCTGCTGAACGCGTGCCGACTCGTCAGGCCGTCCCCCCGTGGTCCTGATCTTGTCCGCGTATCTGACGTCGGGGCTGATGTCCGTCCACGCCTCATTGACGAAGATCTCCACCAGGGGGCCGACCGATGTAGAGCTGGTGGAGGACATGTCTCCGGAGGAACCGGCACCCGGGAAGCCCCCGGGCCTCCACCGCTTCCATCCTTCGACCTTCGGCCCTGCCCTCACTGATCACTCATCCCATACCACGAAGCAGCGCATGTTCACGGCCGCGCTGAACGTGACCCTGATCCGGAGAAAGCGGGAGATCGCCACCTCCGGCCGCTCGTCGGGCATGAACTGATAGGTGTACTCCGTCGGGCTGGCTCCGTTGGAGACCCCGGCCACGTTGACGACGTCGAAGACACGAGTCGCGGTGATGGACCCCTCCGCCGACCCGGTGTACCCCGTGTTGGCGGTCCCCAGGGTCATCAGAGAGGCCGTCTCGTTGGGGTCCTGCGGCTGGACCCCGGCCGCCACATGGGCTGTCACCGTGGCCGCTACGTCCGTCTGGAGCAGCTCCACGACCCCGACCCCGGTGGTTCCGGGAGCGGCGTCCACGGTGAAGCCCCAGGCGATGACCTTCAGTTTCCGGGTTGACGGGGTGTTGATCTGGAGCATGGTCTTGATCGCCGTGCCCGTGGTCACAGCCGCTTGCGCGGCCGTGGTCGGCATCGGCCCGTTCCAGCTCTTGTATGTGGGCACGTTTATACTCCTAGGGCTCTCTGGACGGAGTCGGTTCCCGAACCCGCCGTCGCTCGGATGTTCTTCTTCAGCCAGGTCATGAACTCGTCCCCGCCGTTACCGCCGACCCATTGAAGTTGGACCACCCCGGAGCCTCCCCCGCCTCCGGACATGGCCGCTTCCGTGGCCCCGTTGGGGATGACGGTCGAACCGAACGGGAGTCTGACCATCTCCCGGCCCTGCTCTCCGACCATGACCAGGTTGGACCTGGGGCCGCCTCCGGCGGCTCCGGAGATGCCTCCGTGCGCGAAGCCGGGCACGAAGCGTTCGATGGAGTCGGGGATCATGTCCCGCACGGCTCCCATGATCGCTCCGCCCATGGACTTCACGCCGCTCACGATGCCGGAGATGATCCGGCGACCGGCGGTGTAGAGCCAGCTCCCGGCATTCTTGAACACTCCGACGATCTTGTCTTTCACGCCGATGACGGCGTTACGGACGATCCGGCCCCCGTTGGCGGTCGCGTCTCTCATGGCCTCGAAGGACCGCTTCATGATGCCCTTGAGAATCCCGATGATGCCCGTGAAGACCAGCTTGATACGGGCCACGATCATCTTGACGATCCCGACCAGGACCTCTCTCGCGCCCTTGAGGATGTCCTTGACGCCGTCCCAAGCTTTTTCCCAGTCGCCCGTCAGAATGCCCGTGAAGACCTTGAAGATCCCGACGATGACCGTGATGACGCCGGAGATGACGGTCAGGATGCCCTCCATGGTCTCGGCCACGAACGGCCCAAGGATGTCGATGAAGAACGAGACCACTGGGGCAAGTGCGTCGATCAGGTCGCCGAAGGCCGGGATGAACTCTTCCTTCAGCTTCGTGAAGATCTCGGAGAGTACCGGCATGACGGCCTCTTTGATCTTCTCGAACGCCTCCACGATGTGGGGCCAGACCTCAGATGCGGCTGATTTTATGTCGTCAAGGAAGCCCGCGCCCTCCGGGGTCTTGGTGAAGAAGTCCACGAATGTCTGGTAGGCGGCCTTGATCTCGTCAAAGTGACGGATGATGATGCCCACGGCCGCGATGACGGCGATGACCGGGCCACCGAACGCGATGGCGATCAGCGCGATGGCGTCGGCCAGCAGGGCGAACTTCGTCTGGTAAAGCTCATAAATGGCAACGGCCTGTTTGATCCACCCGACCAGGGTGGAAATCGCGTCCCGGACGGCCGTCACGGTGTCCTTCAGCTTGGACAGCCCGCCCCCGACAGACTTGGCGTTGATCTTGTCCATGACCTCGATCAGTTTGTCCATGATCCCTGACAGGCCATTCTTTCCGGCCGCCATGGACACGCCCATGATCCGCCCCAGCATCTTGGCGAAGCTGATGGCGGTCTCTGCGATCTTCGGGGCCAGCTCGATCATGGTCTTGCCGATGGGGTCGAGAATGTTCCTGATCGTCTTGACGCCCTGGGTGGAGTTGGCCCAACCCAGGAACCCCTTCATCACCTTGTTAGTGGCAATGCCGATGTTGTCCATGGCGGAACGGATGGCGGGGAAGTTCATCTTCACGAACTCCTGAGCGAGAGGCTTGATCCCCCGGGACGCCATCTCCGACGCGTGCTCTCCGGCGTGTTTGAACGCGTGCGCTATGGGCTCCAGGGCCAGACGAGCGGCCGACCCCTCCTTGAAGATCTGGGACAGGGTCGTCTTGACGAAGATACCGGCGACCGCGAACGCCACCAGGGCCGGAGCAGCCTGAACGGCCGCCTGCCCAACCCCGTACACGGCCTTGACCACAGGGACCAGCAAGGGGGCGGCTGAGATGGCCGTAGAAGCCACGGCGGCCAGCTTCAGGGCCATCTGCCCAAGCGGGGCCAGCGACTCCAGCACCTTGCCCCTGAGGGCCGTCATGCCCCTGCCCACGCCATCGAAGACGTTGCTGGCCATGTCCCGCGCGCGGACGTGGATCTCAACCGTGTTCGCCATCATTCACCTCCCCCTCTTCCTGGTCCGGCCTCTTGCCCATGGCCTCGATCTTGATCAGTTTCAGGAGGTAAGCGTCCTCCGCGAGCACCTCACTGGGCAGCTTGTGGAACGCCCTGCAGAGACCAAGGATGGTCTCCGCCTCCTCCAGCTCGAACGGCTTCTCTACAGGGGTGCCATCGGAATAGGTGCCTCCGGGAAGGTCCCTCCAGATCGTGAGTCTTTTCCCAGGTCGGCCGACACTCCGGCGACCGCTTCGATCCAGGCCATGATGATCGACAGGACGAAGTCGAAGTCCTGATCCTTGACCCCTTCCAGGGTCGCCGGTACCGGTTCGTCCTTCTCGTCCTCCAGGTTCCAGGACACCAGCGCGGATGCGAAGCCCTCGAACAGGGATTCGACCGCGCGGGCGTCGTTGGCGGTGAACTCCCGCTTCTTCCCCGCCTGACCCGCGAGATCGGCCAGCTTCATCAACCCCATGAGACGGCCGGACGACACGGACTTCGTGACAACCTCCAGGCCCTCCATCTCGGGGTCGTCGAAGACCAGCCTGTACTGGAGGCTCTTGCGCTTGTATCCCATGCCGGTCTCCTTACGCGTTGACCCAGACGGGGGCGGTGCCGTCGGCCAGGACGCCCGGTGCGGTCCACACCAGCGACCCATCGGCAGCGCGGGCCAGCGAGTAATCGGTGTAGAGCGTCTCGCACTGGAGGTACGGGGTCGCTGAACTGGTGGGGATGATCTTCGTGGTCCGAAGCGTGTTGTCGTCGGTGACGTTCTCGAACACCGTGTGACTGAGCGCCGCGTTGAAGACCCCGGTGAGGGACACGGAGAAGTCCGCCAGCAGCAGCAGCCGTTCCATGGCGCTCTTGTTGACGCCGGTCGTGTCCTGGACGGCCCGGGGAGTGGCGAACTGGAAGCTGTTGACGTCGTTGCTGATGTCGGTGAGTGACGGCACGGAGGTATCAACCGAGATGGTTGCCCCGAGTCCGGTTACCTTGGCCAATGGACTCAGCCCCTTTCTAGAATCGTGATGATCTTGTCCTGGTGCTCTGAGAAGTCCTCGGCCCAGTCAAGCCCGTTGACGTGACGGCGGATCACGCCCCTGTTCTGCCGTCGGTCCCCGCCGTAGACATAGAACGACTCTGACACCGTCTTGTGGTCGGCGAAACAACGCTGCCCGGCCTCGAAACGGAAGACGGTCAGGCCAGCCGTGGTGCGACCCTCCCGGAACGTCCGGCCCGACATGGTCCGCACGTAATGAGCCTGGTTCAGGCCCAACTCCGTGGTCTCGTCAAAGGTCGATTCCCAGCCCTTGGCGTACGCCTGACACCCGACGTCACGGCACGTGGCCTTCTGCACGGTGTCCCTTCTCCGGGAGTAGGCGTACGTCTGGTAGGCACCGGGCGGCATGTTCGGTTCGATGATCACGGTAGGTCCTCCGGCCTTGGTCTCGATCTGGTGATGACCGGGGCTCCGCGCTCCCCGGTACCTTTCGGCCTGGCGTCCGGCGAACGGAGTTCGAGGAACCCCAGGAACGAATCCGCCAGCTCCAGGCCCGTCTGTCCGAGCACGTACGGCTTACCGGCGTCGTCCCATGCCAGGACCGGCCGGAGGGTCTCGCCGTCCTTCTCTTCGAGGAAGTAGGCGGCCACGACTTGACGTGTGCATTCGAACATCAGAATACCGTCACGATCTTGTTCCGCTTGAACATGACGGCGAACACGCACGAACTGAAGGTGCCCGTGGTGGCGATCCTGACGTACCTGTCCACCGTGCCGGACACGGCCTTACGCTCCGTGGTCCGGCCCGTAGCGGCTGTGAACCCGATCAGGGACGCGAAGCTGATGTTGTCCGTGGAGTCCTCCACAGTCACCGTGCATGAGGTCCCGGTGAAGCTGAACACTTGCAGATACGCCTGAGCGCCCTGCGTCGTTCCGGCCGTCTGATCGAGGCCGGTGGAGTTCGTGGCCGACGTGTCGGTCTGACGACCGGCCGTGAGCATCACGCCCCACTCCAGCCCGAAGCCGTTGGACTGGGCGGACGTGGCCAGGGTCAGGGAGCCGTCGGCCCCGCGAGTCGGGTCATAGCCCACCAGTTTGGCGACCGTGGCGGCGGCCTTGTTCCCTACCGTGGTCCCCCGGAAGTACGCGACCTGAACGTCAGTCGTGGGGAGCAGGGACAGGTCCAGATGGGCCTGTCCGGCGGCCGAGTTGAAGTAAGAGACGAAGTCGATCCCGCCGTCTTTCAGCCCGCCGAGCCTCTCGAAGCCGGTCTTGTCGATGGCCGTGAAGTCCAGGGCGGCCCTTGACGTGCTGATACGAGAAAGGCTGTTGATGTCTCCGGACAGGTTGTACCCGTCCACGTACAGGGCGTCTCCGAGTCCGCTGCTCTTGGCCATTACGGGGCCTCCGTCCAAAGATCATTGATCACTACCGGAACCGTGACGGTTCCCTGCCGGTACCACGTGTTGTCGATCAGGGTGTATCCGAACAGGGCCCCCAGGGGTGCGCCGTGCTCGTTCAGGAGGTCCACGTTCCGGACCATGCCCCCGAGTGTGAAGTCTCCGGAGTAGGCCCTGATCAGCTCGTCCACGGCCGAGAGAAGCGCCTGCTCCATCTCCTCCTGGGGCTCTACGAAGGCCGGATACAGGGCCATGGCGCTGAACGTGATCAACCCCGTCGTGCTGTTGAGGCCGGACGATCCAACCGCTGGCTCGATCTCCTTGGTCCAGATCGCCAGGGAGAGGCCGTTACCCGGTGCGTTCTTGGGCTCATGACCTTTTACCCGCTCGAACAACCCCAGGGATTGGCCGTGGCTCAACATGGCGGCGAAGATACCGGCTGTGTTCAGGCTCATGACATCCGCCTCAGGAACGCCGGTAGTACCTTCTCAGCGATGGACCCTGCCTTACGGTCCAGCTTCTGGAGCGTGCGCCGGAACACTGAATAGCCCTTGAACCGGGTCGTCCGGTTGCGTGATCCGGTGCCCTCCAACCAGGGCCCGTACACGATCCCCCGGTCGGTCACCACGTGGTTGATCGTCTCCGTACGCACGGAGATGTGGGACATGTAATTCCCGGTCGGGTGCCGGAGAACGCTCTTGAGTTCGGCCCGGATCATGTCCGCGCCCTGCTCCGCTACCTCCAGCTCTGAGGCTTCCGTGAAGTCACGCGCTGCCCTGCTGGCGCGGCCGTCGAACATGGGCCCGCTGGTGTCGATGTCCACTCTCATATGGCGGCCATCCTTGCCATCCGGCCGTGAGACTGTACGGCCATCTTCCGGACCTCGAACAGAGCGCGGCCAGCTGCCTCTCTGGCGTTGTCTCCGGAACCGGCGGTGCGCGCGTACCCCGACGACTCGTTCATGAGCTGTACGACGCTCTCAGCCACGCACAGGGACACTACGGGACCGGGGTAGTCCTGGCGTGTGATGGCCGTCGCCGTGTCGTGAGCCGCCGCAGTGGTTCCCAGCGCGCCACGGACCACGGTCAGCGTGCGGGGGGCATAGATGTCGGCTGATCCGGCGTGGGTGGCCAGGACCGACCCGTCCCAAGCCCTCTTGACGGTCAGCACAAGTCCGGCCACGTCTATGACGAGCATCCGTTCCGAACCGATCAGAATGACCTCTCCGGCCACGGGCGCGGCCGTGGCGGTGCTCATGGTGATCGAGACATCCGCCGCGCTTGCTGTCAGGCTGTCTCCGGCGTCGATGTTCACGGCCGTGTCGATCATCGTCTTACCGGTCACGGTCATCCGCTCCGACTCCACCTTGATCAGGTGACCGACCCCGATCAGCGCGGAGTTCGTCACGTCCACTCCGGTCTCGGAGCTGTCCAGGGCTTCGGCCAGCGCTCCGGCCGGAACGGGGTCGTCCCTGTACCCGAACAATCCCGCGACCGCGATGTCCTTCTGATGGGTGGACCCGCCGCCGAACGTGGCGCTGGTGGACAGGAGCAGCTCCAGCGAATCGTACGGGGGCTCGGGGAGGTCATCGGCACGCCGGAGGAAGTAGTCAGAGGTTGACAGCGTGGTTCCGCCGGTCACCACGGACGTCACACTGATGAGTTCGTTACTGCCCAGCCACAGACGCCACGGACGGGCGTACTGGTGGTTGGGCCAGTCGAAGTAACGGGTGGAGATCTCGGGATAGAACCGGCGGTGAAGAAGACCTTCGATGGTGCGAGAGGCTCGCTCGATCGCACGATCGACCTGCGCGTCATTACGCGCGGTCTCCTTGAAGTCCAGGGCCGACTTGACGTCTTCCCTGGTCGTATACCACTGGCCCATCCTGTGACCTTGCTTTCTTGTCCGTACGGCCGGAGCCGTAGGGAGAGGCTGTTTATGAAGTTGTCAGGGCCAGGTTACTCGTCAGCCCCGCCAGATCCATCCGTCGAACCCGCAGTGGAGTTCTCCACCGGGGCCTTCTTCGAGCGGCTCGCCGTCGTTCGGGCAGGCCGTTGGGGGCTGGGCTGCTTCGGCGTCCTGCTCCGCTTCGGCTTCTCGGTAGATGCTGATGAGTGATCGCCAGGACATGACGCCTCCAGCTTGGTCACGCGCCGCTCCAGCTCACGGAGCTTGACGAGTAGGTAGTCCTCTTCATGCGACATTAGATGACCTCACTCGACACGTAGATGTCCACTGTTCCCGTTTTCGTAGCACCGGCCGCCGCCACCACCAGGGTATAGCCGCCACCATGTAGCCACTGGCGAACGTAGGTGACAGCACCGCCGCCGATGAACGGGACCTTGTGCGTTGACACCGTATTGGACAGGTTCGCCCCGATGGACGCCCCCGCTCCGTCGTCAAGGATGTTGGTCCCGTGAGTGTCACACGTCATCGTGACGTCATACAGATCGGTAGGGGTGACCGATCCTGGCGAGAACGTCACTGCCACGACCGTACCGGGCTTGAGCGTGACTGATGTAGCGCTGACGGCCCCACCGGCGTCACTGAGCCATGCCAACGAGTACTTGGTAATCGTCTGGTTGGTTTGATCGGTAGTGAGAGTGACAGTTCCCGCCATGGTGTCTCCTAGGCGTTCGGCTGGACGAGCAGGTCAGGACGACGCTGCACCTTCAGGCCGTACGGGATGTAGAAGTAGGCCCCGGTACGGGTGCCGCCTGACCCCGGGTCGGGGTGGAGGACGAACACCCACTGGTATCCGTTGGCCGTGTCCAGGCTGTCCGTGTCCACTTCGACCACGATCAGCGTCTGGGTGGTGTCCGCCAGCGCTACCTCACTGGCAGCGGTCTGGGTGGCTCGGGTCCACGCCTCATCACCGTCAAGAGTCGCCTCGCTCTTGTAGAAGACCTGCGTGATGCAATCGCAGTCCTTCGTGTTTCCCCCGGTGGCGGCGTCGGCCTGCTGAACGTCGAACGTCAGGACATCCGTACCGGCCGAGACGGCACCGTAGTAACCGACGATGGCCACGCCGCCGTAGTTCTTCATGTGGACACGAGTCGCCGTGATGGCCGCCTCGAAGTCCGCCGTGGGGATGGTGCCGGGAACGACGTCAAACGCGTTGCCCAGTCCTCGTACTGTCATCTTCTCTTCCTCTCCGTCGCGACGGATACCCGGCCGCGTCTGCGGCCGGAGGCTTAGCTGGCGTCCACTCCCACGAACGGGGACAGGGTGTCGCCGTTGAGCGGGGTGAGTGCGGACTGAATCCACGGGCGGCCGTCTACACGGCTGATCAGCCGGAGTTCGGTTTCGTCGTTCATGAACCGGCTGTGTTCGGAGAAGTCCAGGGACACGGCCTGGCGGTCGCCCACCAGGTAGTAGGACAGGTCCACGAACATGAGGCCGTCGGCCGAGCTGTTGGTGGGGAGCTTCTCCGTGACGATCAGAGGACGCCCGAAGAGGGTGAACACCGGGGAGTTCGCGATGTTGGTCACCCCGAGCGGGTAACCGGCGGTCCCGGTGTCCATCGCGAACAGGTACGGCAGGGCCGTCTGGTTGACCAGCCACACGGCGTTGCCGAGTGAGCTGGGGAGCATCCTGGCGTACATACCGGCGATGTCCGTGAGAGTGAAGGCGTTGGCCCCTGCCCGTGCCGCCGAGATCTGAGCGGCGCTGCCCCGGAAACCAAGGGGCTGGTTCACGCCGGAGCCGCTCACGAACGCCTGGTCCTCGAAGTGGGCCAGGCCCCTGGGGGCGTTGGCCTGCAGCCAGGTCTGGAGTGCCGGAGCGTCGTTCCACAGCTCGTTCGGGATACGAGCACCGCCGACCAGCTTGTTGGCCTCCAGCCGGACGGAGCCGAAGCGGGCCTCTGTCGCGGTGATGGTGGCGGACTCGCCGACCCAGTAGAAGATCATGCCGCCGAAGAGGCTCCCGGAGTGGGTGGTCTCGTCGATGAACGGGATGCGGGTCGTGAGGTTCTGCATGGTGATCACGGTTGCCCGCGAGCGGACCACGGAGTTCTCCAGCGCCGTTGACATGATCATCGAACGCATCTCTTCGGGGATCAGGAACCCTCCGGACCCGGGGTCGTTCTCGCTGTAGGCGTTGGACAGTTTGACGACCTTGTCCCAGGCGTCCGCGTTGCGGACCTGAGCGCCGGTCTTGTTCGCCCGGTAGACGTCCAGGGCCAGATCCCCCAGGCTGGCGTAGGTGCCGTCCAGCGGGGCCGCGTACGCCTTCGGGTTGTATGCCGCGTTGTGGACGGCTCCGCTCCCGTGATCGCGCCCGTTCAGCATGGCCTGGTTGAGGTACTTGACGTCGCTGTTCTTCGGGTCGGCCCCGACCATTTCGGCCAGCGCGATCTGAGTCTGCTCCTTGATCTGCGCGGACAGGTCGGCGTCCTTGTTCGTGACGTGCCGTGCGTAAGCGGCGATCAGCTCCGGGAACTGTCCTTCCGCCTGAATGGCCGCCATCTTGGCGTCGTCGTTGAGCATGTCTTCCAGCTCCGACGGAGCCGTAGGGATCGTGATCTTCGGCATTACTCAGCCTCCCTCAAAGGCTCGCCGGAACTCTTCCGGGTTCCAGTTGAACACAGGTGATTCTATGATGCCCGGTACGTCGTTGACGACCACCGGAGTCTTGTCGGTCACGGAACCGATGACGGAGTCCGCCAGTCCGGCGTCTACGGCCTCTCGGTCGGTGTACCAGGTCTCGTCACGCATGGCGGCCCGGTGTTCCTCAGCGCTCCGGCCGGAGCGTCGGCTGTAGATGTTCGCGATGTTCGCGCTGGTCTTGTCCAGCAGGTCCGCCAGCTCACGCATGTCGGATGCGTTGCCCAGACAGACCCCGGACGCCTCATGGATCATCATGACGGAGTTGGGCGACATCTTGACCGTGTCTCCGGCCTGTGCAATGAAGCTGGCTGCGCTTGCGGCCAGCCCGTCCACGACTACGTCAATGACGGCGCGATGGTTCCGAAGGCTGTTCAGGATGGCCAGCCCATCGAACACATCACCCCCGGGGCTGTTGATGCGGAGGGTGATCCGCCCCGTGTCCACGGCCTGCAGCTCACTGACGAAGTCCGATGCCGAGACGCCGTACATGCCGATCTCGTCGTACAGGCCGATCTCTACGGAGTCAGCGGCCACGTTCGCGATGCGATACCACGACTTGGGCGGGGCGTCGGCCGGACGGCGGAAGTTGTAGGGCCTGCTCAGCTTCATGACCACACCCTCATCTTGTGACCGTTGGTCGCGGCCGGTACCGGCTCGTCTTCGGCCGCCTGCTCTGCAGGTAGCGGAGGCATGATAGCCGGGGCTGGTTCCGGAGGCTCGATGTGCCCCAGGTCGGGGATGCACAGCCACTCACAGACAAGCTCGGGGTCCGCTCCGGCCGCAGTGAGCGCCGCGTACGCGTCGGCCTTGGCCGTGATGCCCTTGATCTCCAGCTCTTTGTCATCGGGGACGGGGTTCTCGTAATCGAACTCCACACGCTGACCCGCCGTGCCGAACATGGGGAGGAACTCCGTGTTCAGCATTTGCTTGATCTTGTTGAGGGCTGTCTTGATCAGCCAGCGGGAGTACATCAGCTCGAACGCCTCAGCGTTGGCCCTGTTCACTGACTCGCTGGTGCCCAGCCGTGCCACCGGGAAACAGAACGCCTCTCGGATGACGTCACCACTGACCTTGCGCAGCTCTGCGAACTGCATATCGCGCTGGCTGAAAGACCGGTCGGCCCACGTCATGTCACCCGTGAGGATGGCCACACGGTGGGAGTTGTTCACGCCCCGGTGCTGCTCTCCCCACTGAGCGGCGACCATCCGGACCTCGTCATCCCCGGTCCCCTCAGGGACTTGGATGATCCCGCCTGGTGACGCGTCGTTGCGGAAGAAGTTCCGGTTGTACTCGGCCGATGCCTTCGTGGCGTCCAGGTCGGCCATGATGGATTGCACGGCACCCCAGCCACGGTAGGAGTCCACGGGGTTGGGCGTCCGGCTGAACAGCACGTCGTTCAGCTCCAGCGGAATCTTCTCGCCGTCGGGGCTCCGGTACAGGTACCCGACCAGGTACTTCTCAGGGTCCGGTACGGGCTCCATGCGGTCCGGCCTGATGGGCATGAGACCGGTCGGGAACGGGATGCCGGGCGGCCGGATCACCTGCAGCCAGGACTCTCCCGTGAGAAGACGGTGCTGCTCCATGACCTGGGTCATTTCCTGACCGGTCATGAACGGGTTGGGGCGGTTCCAGACCCTGAGGGCCTGATGGTCGAACACCTCGGTACGCTCGTCCTGCCCGTCGTGGCCACTCCGGCGGGAACCGGCGCTCTTCTTCCGGTACAGGTGCCACTCCACCTGTGAGATGTCGGTGCTGAGGGCGTCCACGATGGCGAACAGGGTTCCCACTCCACCCATGGCCTGCATCTGGCCTAGCTTGTCATCGGACCGGAAGATGGAGCCCAGAGAGTTGCGGGTGGCGACGAAGGGGACGGCCGCGCGGTTGGTCAGCGCTTGCGCCATGAACCCGATGAAGCTCACCGCTTACGCCCTTCCCACTCCGTGTATCCCTCGAAGCACCAGCACGCGACCCCGGCCGCGAGAAGCCCGAGCGGGAGCCATACCACGAATGCGGCTGCACTGACCAGTATGCACCCTGACACGGGCAGCACATAGTCAACTAGTTTCATAAGCTTCTTGACGGTCATCCGATCCACCTGACTCCGACCCCGGTCTTGAGATCTCTGTGTGACACCATGTAACGCATGTCGTCCATGCCGTGATCATCTTCCTTCACGGGCTCTTCGGCCTTGTCGCCGGTCTTGCCCTGGGGCCAGACGTACCCCGTGATCTCGTCAATGGTTGACGTGGGCTTACCGGCGTCCACCAGTGACTGATCCCGCTTCACCAGGGAGTCCCTCAGGAAGAAGATCCGGGGCTTACCGTCCTTCTGGACCTTGAAGCGCGCTTGCGTGGCTTGTATGCCCTTGGTCTTGGTCTTCTTGGCGGCGACGGTACCCATCCCCGAGTGGCGGGTGAAGGTGGCCCGGTCTTCGGCGTCATGGTCGGTGATGACGGCCACTGGTCGCGGCTCCGTCCATGAGCCGTCACGACGCTGAACCTGCCTGAGTACATCCTTGGCTATGTCCTCCGCGAGTCGTCCGGTGACGTAGATCTCCCGGTAAAGGTACAGCCTGCCGTCGTTATCCTCCGCCCACCACTGGACCACGGTCGGGTTGATGAACCCGAAGTCGATCACCCAGTACCGGGGCCAGCTCTCGGGGATGTCGAAGCGGTCGATCAGGTGGACGGCCGGGTCGTAGTCGTCGTACACCAGACCTTCGGCGGCAACCCACAGACCGCGCCTGAGACGTTGGAAACGGACGCCGGTCAGTGCGTCCAGACGGGAGATGTAGGACGCCCCAGAGGGCGTCAGGGAGCCGTCGGGACGGTACAGGGTCGGGTTGTCCTCATGCCGGGAGTGGAGCATCACGACTTCGCCCGTCCGGGTCTTCTCGTGGAGCCAGTGATTGGGCCGGTCGGGGTTGCAGTCCGCGATCAGCTGCTGGTACGGCACGACTCCGTTACGTAGACGAGTGCTGATCATCTCCCAGTCGTCCGGGGTCAGCTCCGTGGCCTCCTGGACATAGGCGGCGTCATATTCTGAGGACATGATCTTCTGGGCTTTATCGAGACCCCCAACCGTGATCGTGGACCCGTTGCGGAACCTGTACTGCGCTGCTTCCTCTGATGACCCGCCGTAGAAGTAGACCTCTCCGGACTTGAGGGCCTCGCTGGCCACCTTGGTACGCCAGGTCACCAGCGCGGTAGACGTCAGGCTGACGGCGGTCTTACGGACGATCAGCAGTCGGCACCCGGGGTACTTCAGCGCGATCAGCATCAGCTTCTCAAGGCAGGCCCTGGACTTTCCGGTACCGGCGGGGCCGGAGAGGAGTACGGCCGGAGACTTGTTCGTGATCAGCTCTCTGCAGGTCCCGCGCGGGCCGTAGGTGTGGGTGATCATACGTCGTCGGCCCCGAGAAGCGTGTACGTCATCCCGCCGGACACGTCCAGCTTCGTGGCGCTGTCCAGGCCCAGAAGCCTGGCACGCCGTTCCGCCACGCGGAGCAGCAGGGCGTGAGCCCGTAGCGCGAAGTCGTCGTCCTCCAGGGGGAGGGGAGGGTCACCGATGCTGATCAGACGGCCGTTGGAGACGACGAAGTGCCGCTTCTCCAACCTCTCCAGGATGTCCCGCTCCTGAGCGTCCAGTTTCTGCAGCTCGAAGGCCACGGCGGACTCGGCCGGTTCTGTGAGTACGGACGCTATGGCGCGCTGGACCATCGCGAACGCGGATGGTTTTGAGACTCCGAGCGCATCCGCGATCTGCTGGTAGGTCATCGACCGGGAGCGCATCCGCGCGGCTTCGGCGTCACGAACGGACGTCTCGGGGTTGACCGTGTAGCCCTGGGTGGTCTCGATCGGTCCGGCCACGGAAAACACCTCCTGTTAGCACGCTTGCGTTAGCGATGATACGTGGATCAGCCCCCGGACCGTAGTTGACGGCCGGGGGCTGATGGGTGGGGCGGTCAGGCGTCGGCCCTATGCGGGTAGTAGACAAGGGTCGCCGACGGGTCGGTACGCATCCCGGGGTAGTCCACGAACATCATGTTCTCCAGCTCAGACCTGGTCTGACGGAGGCTCCAGATCGCCTTGTCGAGGGAGCGGCACACCTTGTTCGCCCGGGGGTCGCTCTTGGACTTGCTGTTGCGGATCTTCGTGTACTGGCCGGACAGCTCGTCATCCACGACACGGAGCCGTAGCCCCATCTCCCGGTGGTCGTCCAGCGTCATCTTGGTCTTCCGTGCGCTCATGATCGTTCCCCCTCTTGGTCGTACTCATCCATAAATCGTTGATCAACTATGCCCCAGCTCTGGTCTCCGTCGTCGCGCTCGTAGGGGAGCGCCCCCGTGTCGGCGATGACCACGGGGTGGAGGTAAGGACCCTCCAGCCACACCCAGCCGATGATCGGGAGGAATCGGTGATGACCGTCGCCTGGTCCCGGCCTCCACTCGTGGACCCACATCGGGTAGTGCTGGGGAATGATCTCTGGGTGGGTGTTTTGGTCAGTCATTTCATGATCCTTACCGCCAACCCCTCCCCCTTTAAGGGGGGTCGGGGAGTTGGAATGGCCTGGTTGGTTGAGTTGGTGGACGAGTTGGGAGCTCTGACCTGCAGATCCCTTGATCGAGTTGGTTGAGTTGGTGGCCGAGTTGGGAAAGAGCCCCTGAAATCCGTTGGGAGCCTCTGACCTGGGGATTCCTTGATCGGAGTTGGGACGAGTTGGGAGCCCGTTGGCCCCTCCCAACCCCCTCACAGCCACGGGTTTTCGATGTCGTTGACCCGGTACCTGACCGGCCCTTCGGCCTTCGGGTGCTTCTCGGCCTGACCGTCCCTGACCATCCTGTTGAGCTTGTTCCGGGTGTTCTCGACTTCGTTCGGCGTCAGCTTCCGGTTCCCGAGAATCCCGTACATGGACCGAGCCGCATCTTCGACGGTCAGACCCTGAACCCCTGACGCCCTGAGGATGTCCAGGGGGGTCGTCTTCTCGTAGACGGTCATCTCCCCCGAGATACGGGTGATCGCCACTTGCGTGGGCATGATCGGCTCCCCGAGCGGCTTGAGATGGGCTAGTTTCAGGACGATGTCACCGGGCTGGCCGAACAGGGACAGGACCGATCCGGCTCCGGCTGTGATCCACCGCGAGCCGTAGACGTCGTCAAGAGTGTTCGGCTCCTTGTTCTCCGCCCCCGACTTCCGGTTGTGGTGCAGCTCGATCCACTCGAAGCCTTCGGCCAGGGCCTCCTGACGGGCCATGT